AGTAGTATAAGGAGAGTCATACATTTCCATCACACGATCAAGACCATCCAACTTAAATGAGAGGTTTTGCTCTTTGGGAAGTTGGCGTTCGATTGCTTTCACACCTTGATAGTGACGCCAGATTTCCATTTGGAGACCAGGGTCAACATCATTTTCCATAGCGTCTTTGACGCATTCTTCGAGGGCTTTAATTGCTTTTTGATAAGATGTCATGGTTTTACTGAGTCGCGAATGTAACATGGGACACCATCTGGGTCTAACCATTTGGTGTATTCAAAGTCTTCCATAGCAAGAGTGATTTGCATACCATTGTCACAGAGATACATGTCTTTGTAACGTCTGGTCCACTCATCAAACTTTTGGATTCGGTAGTCAGGGAACCCGTTGTCGAGTTCCCCAACAGAGACATACCGATAAGGTGAGCGTTCAAGAAGAACTTTGGGAAGATTTTTCACTGGAGTCATAATAAAATAAGTCTTGTTCAAGTTTAGTTAGGAGGATATCATAATCCTCATCTACATCACCATAGAAATCGACACCTTTCTCCTCATAATGTTTCAGTACCTGATTATAAATGGTAGGGTACTCGGTGTCGAGTGTCACTTGTCTGTCAACGGATTCGTAAAGAATTTCGAGACAGGAAGAAAACTTCTGTGCTGTAGTCATATACTTTCCTCAAGTAGACCGTATGCCCCGAAGGGCAACGGGTCAGGCAGGACTCGAACCTGCGACCGACTGCTTAGAAGGCAGTTGCTCTATCCATCTGAGCTACTGACCCAGTGGTAGTCTTAGGTTCTTCCAATTCCAATTCAGCAAAATGATGCAACTGGTCAACAAATAAGTCGAACAGTGCGTCTTCGTTACTCAATCCTTCGTAGAACTCTGTGTTCATGTTGAACTCCCTTGACTACCCTGTAATTATAGCAGACGACTCAGCGAGCGTCAACCATCCTCTGTGCCAGTTTTGAAATAGTCTTTACGCATGTACCGACCAAGGATGTTTGAGTTGTAAAATGCTGGTGTGCCATCTTCAAATGCCTCCGTAAGTACATTATTGAGAAATAATTGTCGGGTCTCTTCAAAGTTTGTGAGTCCCTTGGTGTTATGTAGGCTGATTATATCCCGCTTATAGGCAAGATTCCCGAACCGCTTGCGTTCTTCAGTAAGTTCAGCACTGCTTCCGTAGTAACGTTTCCAGTCACTTTCAGATTTAACTCTCCTACCTCCAGTTCTAGGCTTTCGTAACTGCTGAAAGTATTTTCTGCCGATGTATCTTTTGCCAGTAAGGCTATTTGTAATACAATAGACAAACCCATAATAATCGTTAATGTCTTTAGATAGAAAAGGTTGTCCATCATAAATCCAGGGGTTTTCATAATCAACTTCTTTTTCATTAGTCGGTTTCTCCGTCGTCATCGTATGTGTGTACTCGTCTCACATTCTCACTATCTAGGTAGGATTCTGTGTCGGAGTAAACTTCTGCCTTGAGGTAAGTAAGAGCAACTTCAAGGTCATGTATCAAGACTTTTAAATTATTTCTATTCATACTCGATATTCTTGTAGGACTTTTAGAACTTCATTGTATGCATGGTGAGCACCATCACACCATTGGCCAGTTTTACCTTTATGGTTTTCCATTTCATATAACTCAGTCTTTAATTTATAAAGACGAGCTTCCATATCAATCTTCAACATTTGTGACCTAGGCATTAGATTTTCTCTTGTAGTGATGTCCAATCTTTATCAAACTGTTCTAAACCTTTATCGGTAAGAATATGTTTGTAGAGTTGATAGAACATAGGTAATGGGATTGTACAAATATCAGCACCTACTCTAAAGGCATCTGATACTTGAATAGGTTCTCTGATAGATGCTGCAAGGATTTCAGTTTTGACCTGATGAGTTGCAAATACATCTGCAATCTGTTCAATCAAATAAATTCCATTCCAATGCTGGTCAAATACTCTACCAACGAATGGCGAAACATATTTGGCACCTGCTTTTGCAGCAAGGATTGCTTGTGCTGTACTGAAGATAAGTGTAACGTTTACATGCACATCTTCGTTTGCAAGTTCCCTGCACACTTTCAGTCCTTCAACTGTGCATGGTACTTTGATTGTAATATTGGGTCCGATATCCAAATACTCTGCTGCCATATCAAGCATCTCTTCTGCAGTATCTCCAACTACTTCAGCAGATACTGAAGAATTCCATGGAAAGATTGCTGAGATCTCTTTGATAATGTGCTTAGGATTTTCACCTGCTTTCAACATGAGACTGGGGTTTGTTGTAACTCCGTCGATTAATCCAGTCTCGAATGCAGCAGAAATAAGTTCTGGGTCGGAACAGTCCAGAAAAAGTTTCATGACTCTCCTTATAGGTTGTCAGTATTTATTATACTAAAAAAGCACCCATAAGGGTGCTTTGTGTTCGTATTCAAATAATATAATTATTTGCTATAAGTATGACCACGATAGCAGAATGTGCCATGCGTCTCTTTAGAATCTACACAACGAGTAGAATACTCAACACCACGGTATGTGGTCATGGCAATCTGTGCGTCGTGAAGTGCAGATGCTTTATTGATCTGCTTCTTGATGAGATTAAGTGTGTTCATTGTAGGTACTCCTGAAGATAGGGTGGTTTATTCCCCCGTTCCTTCAGTCGTTTGCGTCCCAGGGATAGCAATCAGGTGTTGATTCCTTCATGACTTCAATCAATTCCACCTTATATTCGGTAGGAATGTTCTCATTTGTTTTCATCCGAAACATAATTGCATCGGCTTGAGCACAAGTGAGACTCGTATATAGTAGTACATTAATCATGGGATGAACGCTCCGTTCCGCGACTTACTTGCGTCCCCGAAGGGATGAACGTAAGATGTGATGAATCCATCACAATACTATTTATAGCATAAAACATTTTATTTGGTAGTTCAGTCTGATACACTTTTATTTTTGTTTAGATATCTATCAGATTCCACGTCGGTGATAAGGGTCATACCACTATCAATGAAGTCTTGACTTTGGTCAACACCATGCCTGGTGTTACGCTCCATTTGCTGACGCTGTTTCCGCTTTTCGTTATCCCACATAACTTCAGCAAGAGGATTACCCTCTTGACCAGCTTCGGTTAACATCTCATCATAGAGAGAATCCAGCGAAGGAGTCGGATTTGACATCTTGTTTGATTCCGCCGATGACATAGCTTTCAATCTCCGTTTCTTGGGGTGCATTTTGTTGTCCCTTACTATTTAACCAAAACTCTGTCCAGGGCAATGGGTTATTCTTAGCAGGGATATCGAACATTGGTTTGATACCAATCGCTTTCATACGACGATTGGCAATCCACTCAACGTAATTGTGTAGTAGGCGTTCGTTAAGACCGATCATAGAACCGTTCTTAAACAAATAATCTGCCCACAGTTTTTCTTCGTCTACAGCACGTTGGAACATGCTCTTAACATAACCTAACTCTTCATTTGCAATCTTTTGCATCTCAGGGTCATCACCTTCTTCCCACTTACGAAGAATATTTTGAGTGAGATTCAAGTGCTGAGATTCATCACGAGCAATTAATGAAAGAATCTTTGCGCTGCCTTCCATGAGTTTGTTCTCACCGAAAGCAAATGAACATGCGAAACTAACATAGAAACGAATACCCTCAAGGATATTCACGTTAGCAACTGCACGATACAGTTTGCGCTTCAGTTCTATTCTATCATACTGCCCCGTATAATGTCCATCTTTTGCTAGTTCCCACATGGTTCCATTGTCATACTGATGAGCATGATTAATAAACTCATCATAAGATTCGGTAACCGATGATGCACGAGAGAGAATCTTCTCATCATCTAAGATAGTATCAAAGACCTCTGTGGGGTCAGAGTATACGTTCTTAATGATGTAAGTATAGGAGCGACTATGAATCATCTCCATGAACTGCCACACATTCATACATGCTTCTAACTCAGGTAGTGAACAGTAAGGGCTAAAAGCCATCCCAGGACCACGCCCTTGTACGCTATCCAGCATGATTTGGTACTTAAGGTTACTAGTGAAGATGTGCTTCTGCTCTGGCGATAGAGTTTGGTAATCTGCACGGTCTTTCTGTAGTGATACTTCTTCTGGTCTCCAAAAATAACCCAGTTGTTGCTGAGTTAGTTTGTCAAACACAGGATACTTATAGGAGTCATATCTCTGAACTCCTAGTGGTTGACCAAAGAACATTGGTTGTTTCTTTGTATCTACTTTGTTGCTGTTAAATACGGTCATTCCTTTAACTTCAGATCTTGCAGGATTCACAGTCATCGTCTTCCTCGGATTCTAGAATTTGGTCAATAAGATTGTCAACGTTTTCCCTTACGGGTTCTTCATCACCATCTTTTTTATTATCGTAAGTGTTCTGATAGTAAGATGTCTTCCATCCATACTTGTAAGTATTAAGAAGATCGTTTGCCATCACAGATACAGGCACTTCATTGTCAGGGTAGTTCTCTGGATTATAAGACCAGTTGCCAGAAATTGCCTGGTCAAAGAACTTTTGAATTACAGCAGTAATTTTGATGTAACCATCGTTATTGGGCATGTCCCAAAGCAGAGTGTATGCATTCTTCAGTGTAGTGTACTGAGGAACAATCTGCTTAAGAGGTCCTTTCTTGGACTTCTTAACGGACAAGTATGCTCTAGGAGGCTCGATTCCATTGGTTGCGTTTGACACAACGGAACTGCTCTCCGAAGGCATCTGTGCGGACAGTGTTGAGTTCCTGAGACCGTATTGAACGATTCTCTCACGAAGAAACTCCCAATCACATGAAAGATCATTTGGTACAATCTCATCAACTTCGTTCTTATATGTATCAATTGGTAATATTCCATCTGCATACTATGTCTTACCAAAATAACCGCATGGACCTTTCTCCATTGCAAGATGATTGGAAGCATTGAGGAGAGCATATTGGAAACGCTCAGTCAGTTTATGAACCATGTCATGTGCCTTGGTAGATTCATAACTTGCACCATTCTTAGCAAGGTAATGTGCCAGACCAATATAACCAACCCCCAAAGAACGGCGGTTGACAGTAGATTCTCTTGCTGCCTTAACAGGGTACTCTTGATAATCAATCAAAGCATCCAGACCCCTCACAGCGAGCTCACAGAGTTCATCCAGTTCGTCCAGACTCTTCAGTTTACCAACGTTGATAGCAGACAGAATGCACAAGGCAATCTCACCTTTACCATCGATGTGTTGGAGGGGGTCAGTGGGGAGTGTAATCTCTTGACAGAGGTTACTCATGTTCACCTTGTCCTTGAAGGATGAGTGACTGTTGCAGTGGTCGATGTTCATAATATACAAACGACCAGTCTCTGCTCTCTCCTTTAGGATGCTTAGAAAAAGTTCTTGTGCGCCGATAGTCTTTCTCGGAACAGCATCATTGAGTTCATGCATCCGATATAGAGTGTCAAAGTCATCAGTACCAAAAGCATCATACAAACCTGGTACGTCATGCGGTGAGAAGAGGCTAATCTCTCCATCCGTAATGAAACGTTCGTAGAAAAGTTTTGAAATTTGGATTGAGTAGTCAAGTTTCCTCACTCGATTGTCTTCTGTACCCTTATTGTTCTTAAGAACTAGGATGTCTTCGATTTCTTGGTGCCAGATTGGGAAGTGTACTGTTGCGCTTCCACCTCGTATGCCATTCTGAGTGCAGCATCGGACAGTG